CACTTGAAATGTCCGAGGAAAGAATTGCAGAACGTATTGATGCGAACTTAATGAACATTCCTATTCAGGATTTGAAGGATATGCCTAAGAGTATGTTCGACGATAGGATTTCTAAAATTAATAAAAAAATTAATGGTAAGTTAATTGTTAAAGAATATCCTACAGCATCGGCACACGCCGGACATTTTAAAGCATTGTTGAATGAACTTAGACTCAAGCGTAACTTTGCTCCTGACATTATCTTTATTGACTATCTAAACATTTGTGGTAGTTCTCGATTCCGTCCTGGCAATGCCGCGAACAGCTATACAATTATTAAGAGTATTGCAGAAGAGCTACGTGGCTTGGCAGTAGAGTTTGATCTTCCTATTATGTCAGCGACACAGACAACTCGAGGTGGTTATGGAAACAGTGACGTTGAATTGACGGATACCTCAGAATCATTTGGTTTGCCTGCTACAGCAGACTTGATGTTTGCTCTTATAAGTACAGAAGAGATAGAACAGTTAGGACAATTGATGGTTAAACAGTTGAAGAATCGTTATGCTGATCCTACTAAGAACAAAAGATTTATGGTTGGTGTAGATAGAGCGAGAATGAAATTGTTTGATTTAGAAAATCCACAAGCCGACTTACAAGACTCGGGTGCTGAACAGACTCCACAGTATGGTGCCTCATTTAAATTGCAAAAGGGTGGATATGATGATATTAAGTTTTAACGATTTAGACTTTGCTGTACACGCAGACAAATTCTCACAAAATCACGCACGGTTCTTAGAACAAGAAGTTAGATATTCTAGGGAATATTTTTGGTTAGAACAAGATAGAGAAAAACTTCTAAACGATTTGTGGGATAAGGCAGCACATTTTAATTTACAAAGAAACTTTGGCAATCGAGAAGACTTTGATTTCAATGGCTTGCACAATCAATTTGCTATACAAGTAAACACTGCCAATCGTGAAGATAAATTAATTTGGGACGACATCAACAACCTCATTCATCAGATAGAATTATTAGAGACTGGTGCCCCTCCTAGATGGGGATACACCGACGGAGAAAAAACATATAGAATTCCAACCGAAGCATTTCCAAAGTTTACAGTTCAAAGAAAGTTAGGAACACTATATCTTGCCTATGCTCATGTAGGTAAACACTTTGCAGAGATTGTAAATACAAAAGACTGGAATATAAAACGTTCTCAGATTCAACCACAAATATGGGCAAGGGCTACATTCTTTATGCACATGGGAGATCCCATTACAAAAGATATGGAAAAGGATTGGCTACAGAGAGTAGCTAAGCCAGCATGGCATCGAATGGCAGACAAAATGCCTTACCAATTTCACGACCCTAGGTTAGCTATCGGATATATTCCTTTTGCAGACATTGTAGGTGATATAAATAAAGAGGAGTTAATATCACATATTAGCAAGTATGCAAAATAGGAGGCATAATGTCTGAAGAAAATAAAACCGCTTTCCATGAAGCAGATAGCAATGGTGACGGAAAAGTCAGTAGAGCAGAGCATGAAATGTATATGGAGTTTAAACGTAAGCGCCTAGAAGATGAAGATGCGATGCGAGATGCCCAACGTAAAATGGCGTGGTTCGCACTAGGTGGTATGTTGCTTTATCCTTTTGCTGTTGTTCTCGCAGTCCTCATAGGCCTAGACTCAGCAAGTCAAATCTTAGGCGACATGGCAGCTACATATTTTGTAGCAGTCGCAGGTATTGTAGCCGCATTCTTTGGGGCGCAGGCACTTGGGAAGAAGTAATTGGAAAGCATACGTTATATCAGAGAGAAGTTCTCGCCTGAGCAATACAAAAGCAATTACCAAACAGAAGTTCCAGTACCTCACGTCTACTTAAACGATTTCCTTCCAGATATGATCGCAAGGAAAATGTTTGCCGAGGCAAAAAACACGCCCGAACACCTGTGGACTACCTTTGATCGCAAGGGAAGTCATATGCAAGAGTGTAATAAGTTAGAACACTTACCTGTTGCAACAGAATTTGTAAACGCTATGCACAGTTCATTAGGTATAGACTGGTTAAATAGAATAACCGGAACTGAAGGATCTATAGGCGATCCGTTTATTGTAGGTGGTGGGTATTCTAAAAGTTGGACCAATGATTCCTTGCAAGTACATTCTGATTTTAACTGGAACGACCAATTCAAATTACACAGAGCTCAGTCATTAATTGTTTACCTCACACCCGATTGGGATCCTGAATGGGGCGGAGCATTAGAGTTCTGGGACAATCAAAAAGAAAATAAAGTAAAAGAATTTCCTTGCCTATTTAATAGCGCAGTAATATGGAATTACAGTAACCGAGGATTCCACGGATATCCAGAGCCACTGAAATGTCCTGCAGGTGTACATAGGACAACATTTAGATTATTCTATTACTATAGTGATGCCGATTATAAAACAGAGGATAGACCTCATAGGAGTTTATATTGGTACGACAAAGAATCTAACGAACCATTCGATATCCCAACCAGGAAGTAGGTTATGCCAACAAATTTTTACCACAGGATTAAAAAAGAGGATATCTATCTTTACGGTCCTGTTCTACCTTGGAACAAGGCATTAGAAGACGACAACGCTGTTCTATTGTTTGACAGATTAGATCAAGCAATGAGGTCTTATCCTTTCGTAGATCTTTTCAATAATTTGGATGACCCGCATCTAATCCATTTAAAAAACAAACCTAATGTAAGACTGTTAATTAATTTCTGCGATGACTATTTTAATCTACCAGTTGTTCGAGACTTTAGACGCAGGATAAAAGAGTGGCAGATACCTGGTAACAAGATAGTATTCGTGGTTAAAGATCAGATGTTCAGAAAGTTCTGTCAAAGAATATTTTCTGATATGCCAGACATTGAATTTATTCTATATAGTCCTTTGCAGGTTAGATGTAAGAATGTTGATACCTCTGAATTAACAGAACGAACTAAATTCAATATACTTAGCAGAAACTTTAACGAGGACAGGTTCGAGCTATACCTAAAACTCGTAGATAAGGATCTACTCAAACACTTCTCATACTCGTTTCACAATCTAAACCCATATGAAAATGGCTTTGATGGAAATTACTTTAGGTATCCCATTCAAACTCTTCTGGACATGGCTAGGGAAATGGGATATGGCAAGCCTGCTTGTGAGAGTTGGATCACTGGTATCCCCTATGAGATCAACGAGACCAGCCACTTTAAAACAGGCAGACTTAGTAAGTTTGGGCCAATAGTCCCTAGAGCAATTGCCTCAGCAGACTTCCACATTGTCGTAGAGTCACACTACCTACCCTACAAGAACTACAATCACGCCCAGATCTTGCACAATGAGGGTAAGCTCAAGGTACACGAGTTCTCACCCTCATTCGCTACGGAGAAGTTCTACAAAGCTATTATGGCAGAGACTCCTCACCTAGTACATACTACCCCAGGGTTTCTAGAAGAGCTAAAACTATGCGGATACGAATCATTCTCACCTTGGATAGACGAAACATATGACACAATATACGACCCCGCAGAGCGATTAGACGCTATCGTGGCTGAAGTAGAGCGTATCTGTGCCCTCCCTGAGAGCTCCTATAACCAGGTTGTCGAAGAGTGTAATGCTATACAGTTACGCAATAAACGTACCCTTATAGCGCAAAATAGAGTGGATTATCAGGCCTATAAGGATAAATATGACGATTGGTTTGTGGACTTTAGTGCTTACTGTAACTCATTGAATGAAAAGGACTATATCAGTGATATGGACCTACATACGAACGGAAATTTCTGGCGAGATGGCGCCAAATCCCCTAATCTAGTCCCGTATAACGTACTCAAACCCGAAGATGTACCCAAAAACTTCTAAAAAAGTGAAAAAAAGTCAAAATAATGCTTGACATTTGGTAAAATACCCTGTATAATACTTGTATAAACTGAAGAAATTGGAGTTTAGAGCATGAAAATCGTAATACAGACACAAACCCGTGAGAACTATGGCGCCCATGATTGGGACGGCAAGGGCGAGTGTCCGCAGTATTGGAAGTTCAAGGGCGGCGATACCTTCATTATGGAAGGCGTGACTGTAGAGCAGTCGGGCTGTAAGGACTTCTGGGCTAAGCTAGAATCACTAATCGAGGTTCGCAACGAATCTTGGGAAGAGATCATTATTCACTCCGATCTCATCGACGATATTGACTTCAAACTCGAGGATCATATCGAAGAGTGGGAGACACCTACCTTTATCGAGTACGACGCCCTGATTAAGAGGTTCCGTGGTACTCGCATTCAAAAGAATGACGAATTCGGTTATATGAGACGAGAGATCGTAGAAAAAACCGAGAGCTTCCTAATGGGCCCTAGCCAGGAGCGAATCGACTATAAGTGTATGTATCTTATGGAAGATGGACATCGCGGATGGAGTCAAGACTTCCTAAGCGACTGGTTCGCCTGTAAAGAAGCGGCAGTCGCCTAAAAAGATTTCACGTTTTGGTCAGAAAGTGCTTGACTTTAGAAACGAACGGTAGTATAATAGTTACATTAAATTGAGAAAGAGGAAAAATTATGTCAAACCAAACATTTAAATTTGCAGGATACAGCGTAATGTCGAACGGGACTTGTAAAGCCCGGTTCGGTAACGATATGGTATCTCGCATCAAGAAGTTGAAGGATAACTCATCACATTATTTTGTGGAGTTACCGTCAGCCATGACTAAAAAGGAAGCAGCTCAGTATGTACTCCAGAATAGCAATATTCCGGATGCAGAAACAAAAGATGCTCTTTTGAAAGTCGTGTTTAGGAATGTACCTAAAACCCAACGGGTGGTTAATACCGCTCCGAAGGTTGAGGGTGCTGAAAGTGTAACCGTTGTTAAATCAAATATTGGAGAATAATATATTATGACTAAGTCAGTTAACACAACTCAAACTAAGAAAGTTCTTAACTTTCTAACTAGCGGACAATCTCTGTCTGAAGCACAAGCAGTTAAAATGTTTGGCATCAAATCAGTCGGAGCCCGTGTGGCAGAACTTCGTGAAGCAGGTTTCCCTGTATACACGAATGTCACAAAGACAGGTAAAACTGTCTACCGCCTCGGTACCCCAAGCCGAGCAATGATCGCTGCAGCATATACAGCAGCAGGCGCAACAATCTTTAAATAAGACGCGCTTTTCGTTATGTGGTGCCCTGAGCATGGCCCTAAAAAACTGCTCACAGATTTTATATATAAAGTACCGCCGGTATAGCTCAGCAGGTAGAGCAGGGGTTTTGTAAACCTCAGGTCCCGTGTTCGATTCATGGTGCCGGCACCACTTTAACAGGAAGAGATTATGGAAGACATCTTAAGAAATTATTTTATTGCGGCGAGGGATCGTCATGCCCTGAACGTCCGTGTAATGATGGACAGTAAGACTTCAATCCCAGAACATACTGGCTGGGCAGAAGCAATTGAAGAAGAGCTAGGAAAAGTAGCTCATTACAGGGATCTACTGGAAGCATTAGATACTGTATGAAACTTTTCGTTGGGATATTAACAAACCGAGATGCCGAACGTTTAGAACGTTGCATTGAAAGTTTGGGACCAAAGCAGGAATACTTTGACGCCTTCGTTGTGTGCAATACACTTGATGAAGATTATATCCCAATCGCTAGAGCCGTTGCTGAGAAACATAATGTTGAATTCTTCATTACGTCCAGCAACGGCTTACCTGGCAGAGGTAAGAACTCTGTCATAGATTTATTTGCCATGAGCCCACATACACATCTAGTTCCTATCGACGGAGACGACAATCTCGCTCCTGGTGCTCTGGAACACATTAAGGGTTTACTCGAAGAAAATCCTGAGATAGATGTACTCGGACAAAGGCATAATCCTATGGTATATGACGGGAATGTCAATACTTGGGAAAACATTATTGAAG